CCAGGTGGAGAAGACGGAGGCCATGCGCGCCCAGGACAAGTTCAGCGACCGACTCCGTGGCCTCCACGTCTACGGCGGAAAGGTCCTCCGTAACGGCGTCGGCATCGTCACCTTCACCGACATCACGACCTGATCGTGGCGAACGTGATCGGCCCGCGCGGGCGAACCGTGTACATCCCTGACGACGTCGCCGCCTCCCTGGTTGGCGACGGGTCTGGGGAATTCCAGTACGCGCCGGAGGCGAAGCCGGAGCCGGTCAAGGCTCCCGCCCCGAAGCGTGCGACTACCCGGCGGAAGACGACCGCCTAGGAGGTGACGTCCCATGGCCCTGGCCCCTCTCGCCACCGTGGCAGACCTGGAGGCCCGGGGCGTCACCATCACCCCCGACGAAGCGCCGACCGTGAACGTCTTCCTGGACGTTGCGTCGGCCCTGGTCCGGGACGCGGCAGGCTCCCCCATCTCTGAGACGACCTCCACGGTCGCCCTGGAAGGGGTGCCTGACCCGCGCCTGTTCCTGCCTGGCCCTCCGATCCGGTCCGTGTCTGCGGTCCTGGTCGACGGCCAGGCGGTCACGGGCTGGAAGCTGGCTTCAGGCGCCCTATTTGGGGCGGCTGGCTGGTCGTCTGGCCCGGACCCGTCGGAGGTCACGGTGACGTACGTTCACGGCCTCCCCACGGTGCCCGCTGACATCGTCGACCTGGTGTGCCGTCTGGTCGGTCAGGAGCTGGTCTCCTTCCGGTCGGGCGAAGGCGCCACGTCTCGCGCTGTCCAGTCGGAGCGCATCGGCGATTACCAGGTGACGTACGCGGACACGGAGTCCGGGACGATGTCCCTGACCTCCTTCCAGCGTGCTCGCCTGGCGGCCCGCTTCGGCGGTGGCGTCGGGACGGTGAGGCTCCGGTGAGCCGTGTGTCCCGCCTCCTGAATGCGTCTGCCGCTGTCTGGCGCGGCGGCCAGCGCGTCCCCGACGGTATGGGCGGCTGGGAAGAGACCTGGGCCCAGGTCGGCACGGTCCGGGCCAGGTTCTCCCAGCCGACTGCCACGGAGCGCACGGTGGCCGACCAGTCGGGCGCCCTACTGACGCACGTGGCCTACCTGGAGCCTGACGCCCCTGTCCAGCGCGGTGACCAACTGCGCCAGCCTGGCCGGACCTTCAAGGTCCTGGCCGTCTTCGAACCTTCCGAGCCTGGCACCTACCTCCGTGCGAACTGTGAGGTACACCAGGCCGCCACATAGGAGGCCCGCATGTCTGCTGAAGTTGTGGGCCTCCGCCGGGCCCTGGTCCGTATCGGAACACTCCCCGCCCGCATCCGTGACGCGCGGGAGGAGGTCCTGACCGACTGGGCCGACGAGACCCGGAACGCTGCGAAGAACCGCGCCCCGGTCCGCTCCGGCGAACTGAGCAACTCGATCGAGGACCGGAAGTTCCAGGACGCTGCGTACGTCGGCGTCTACAAGCCGGAGCAACTGGAGTACGCGGAGTACGTGGAGAAGGGCACGTCCTCCATGGAGGACCAGCCGTACCTAGTCCCGGCCTTCGAGTGGACCACGAACCGGGAGAACATCGCCCGCAAGTTGCGTGCCGCCATTCAGCGGCGGGTGCTCTGATGGCTACCGCGCTGCGTCCGCTCCAGACGGCCATCTTCGGGAAGCTGTCGGCGTCTGCTGACCTCACGTCCCGCGCGGGCGTGTACGACGAAGTCCCGGAGCCTGCCCCCTTCCCGTACGTCTCCTTCGGCTCCGTCACGGAGACCCCTTCCGACGCGCACGACCGTCAGGGCCTGGACGTCCTGGTGGTGCTCCATGTCTGGTCGAAGGCCCCTGGCATGGGTGAGGCGTACGACGTCTTCGCCGCCCTGGACGCCGCCCTGGACCGTGTCCCCCTGACCGTCCCTGGCTTCACGGATGTCTCCATCCGTCACGAGCAACACCAGGCCCTGAAGGACCCGGACCCTGACGTCCGGCACATCAATGCCCAGTACCGGGTCTGGCTGACCCGCAACACGTAGGAGGTACCGGCATGGCCGGAATCGACGCCTTCGGAATCGCCTTCCAGCGGTCCGACATGGCTACCCCTGGACCCGCTGTCTTCACCGCGATTGGCAACGTCACCAGCGTGTCCGGTCCGGAGATTGAGCGGGAGACGTACGACGTCACCGCGCACGACAGTGAGGACGGCTGGCGGGAGTTCATCGGCGGACTGAAGGACGCCGGAGAGGTCTCCGTGGAGCTGAACTACGACCCCGTCAAGCACGACGAACTAGTGGCCGACTTCGACGACGCGAAGGCCCGGGACTACAAGCTGGTGTTCCCCCAGGGGAAGGGCTCCTGGGCGTTCCAGGCGTTCCTCACCGGCTTCTCCCAGGAGGCCCCCGTGGACGACAAGCTCTCTGGCGAACTGACTTTCAAGGTCACCGGTAAGCCGACTATCACCCCTGGAGTGTGACCCTGATGTACCTGTCCGCTGACGACATCCTGAACGCTGACGACCTCCCGAAGGAGCCGGTATCGGTCCCTGAGTGGGGCGGCACTGTCCTGGTCCAGGGCATGTCCGGCACCGACCGCGACCGCTTCGAGTCGGCCATGCTGAATGACAGCATGGACGGGATCGCGAAGGACCGCGCCATGGAGATGTACCGCGCCCGCCTGGCCGCCGCGTGCATCGTGGACGAGTCCGGTAAGCGGCTCTTCCAGGGCGCTGCGATCAAGCGTCTGGGCGAGAAGTCGGCCCAGGCCCTGTCCCGTGTCGTGGAGGTCGCCTCCCGCCTGTCGGGTCTGACGGACTCCGACGTCCAGGAGCTGACGGGAAACTGACGTCCCGCCCTGAGCGGCTCTTCTACTTCCGCCTGGCCGGGCATCTTGGCATGACGGTCCGGGAACTCCTCGCGCGCACCACGTCCCGTGAACTCACGGAGTGGCAGGCGTACGAGAGGGTCTCGGGCCCGCTGGATGCCCGGCTTCGGACCGACATTGCGGCTTCGATCCTCGCTGCGACGGTGGCGAACTCCGCTGGCGGAAAAAAGCGGGCGAAGCCTGCCGACTTCATGCCTGTCTGGTTCAAACGGAAGAGGACGCCTGAAGAGATCTGGCAACAGGTCATGAAGGCGAACGCTGCCCTGGGCGGGACCGTCGCTTCCCCCGAGTAGGAAGGGGGTGCCCAGTGGCAACGCTGGCATCTCTAACGGTGCGGCTGGGCATCGACACGAACCCCCTGGCTACGGGCGCCCGCCGCGCCATGGCCTCCGTCCGTTCGCTGGCGTCCACCATGGGAACGACGCTGGCCAACGGTGCCCGTGCGGGTGCGGCTGGCGCAGGCAAGGCACTGGGCCTGTTGCCCGGCATGATGAAGGCGGTGTCCATCGGGGCCGTGGGTGCCGCTGGCGCCCTGGCTGCGGTGCCCCTAGCCATCGTCGGCCTGGGTGTGATGGCAGCGGCCCAGACGGACCAGGTGAAGACGGCGTTCACCGGCCTGAAGGAACACGTCACGACTCAGATGCAGTCGCTTGCCCAGCCCATGGTCAAGCCGCTGGCTGACGCTGCGGGCCAGATGAAGGGCATCTTCGACAGCATCGCGCCCCAGCTCGGGAAGATGTTCCAGGCCGCCGCACCCATGATTCAGCCCCTGGTGGCTGGCATCGGGGACCTGGTCAAGGGCCTGGTGTCCGGCATGGTCCCGATCATGGAGAAGGCCCAGCCTCTGGTAGAGACCCTGGCCCAGGGCTTCGGTCAGGTCGGTGACGCCCTGGGCGGCTTCCTGGAGGGTCTGTCCGGCGGCATGGGCGGCGCGTCGGATCTCTTCGCTGGCCTGTTTGATGCGGTCGGCGCGCTCCTCCCCACGCTGGGCCAACTGATGGGCGAATGCCTGAAGATCGCTGGCCCGGTCCTGGGCAAGTTGATGTCCGGCCTGGGTCCCGTCATCGAGCAACTGGGCGCCGCCCTGATGCCCGTGATTGAAGCGCTGGGCCCGGTCATGGATGCCCTGGTTGACGCCGTCCTGGCGCTCCTCCAGGCGTTCCTCCCGATCCTGCCCGTCATCTCCTCCCTGGTGGTGGCGCTCCTCCCCGCCCTGGTCCCGATCATCCAGGCCCTGGTCCCCGTCTTCGGCGCCCTGGGCGAGATCATCGCGGCCCTGATGCCGATCCTGATTCCTCTGATTGCCATCGTCGCGAAGCTGGCCGCCATCCTGGGCCAGTACCTGGTGATGCTGATCAATACGGTTGTGCTTCCGGCGATCAAGGCCATTGCGGCGATCCTGCGGGGCGACTTCGGTCAAGCCTGGGAGTACGCGAAGCAGGCCCTGTCCGGCGCGATCAAGTTCATCATCTCCCTGGTGACGAAGCTGCCCCAGCAGATCTGGGCCGCGATCAAGCCGCTGGTTCAGAAGGTCTGGTCCGTCATGAAGGAGGCTGGCTCGAAGGCCGTCTCCGCTGTGACGGAGTGGATTGGCAACGTCGTGAAGTGGGTCAAGTCCCTTCCGGGCAAGGCGAAGTCAGCCCTGGGGAACATCGGCTCCACGCTCCTGGACGCCGGTAAGAAGCTGATCATGGGCTTCATCAACG